GTGCTGGTGCTGGTGCTGGTGCTGGTGCTGGTGCTGGTGCTGGTGTATCTGTATCAAGTCCTTCTAAAATGTTGCCGCCTGTATAAAAATGCGTTATTATAATTACAAATATAAATAGTATAAACGAATAGATGATTAAATTATTCAACATTGAAAAATGGAAAATAGAAACGTCTTGAAATTATATGATATAAAATTATATAATATAATAATATAATTATTATTAATGAATTAGGGAGGGTTAGAGGGGCGCCGTTTCACTTTGTATGCTTGGCACAATTGGTTCCCCTTATGGCGCACCGGGACATTTCATTTCTAGGGGAGAATACTCTGGCGTAAATGTCAAAGGTGTCAACGGCGGAGATAAAAAATTTGTTTCAAGTGCAATGGGAATGGGAGTTTCGAGAGTTTCAGTCGACTCTTTCTGTTTCAAAAAATATATTTGAGATTGTACTGACAGTAAGTTTACAAATTGAACAGCGTGCGACATTGTAACACGCTTTCCATCAGGTTTCAACACGTGCAAATAATCATTGTGTAGCTTGTACATGTTGTTGCGATATTTAATGGGGAAATCTTTTAGACCCATCTTTTTGTAAATGTAACAGTCCAAATAATTCTTGTGCAAACTGGAAGTATAGTTGTACAAGTTGGATTGAAATTCAAAAAATTTGACCTCATCTTCCGGGAATCTTTCAAAATGTTTCCTCAAATAACCCATCTGTTTAAGATGCAAATACACAAACTCGTCTCTTGCGCGGACGCCCTTTGCATTCTTCACCATTTCATAATTTGGGTTGCGCAATTTGAAACGTTCCCCCGTAAACGTTCGAAACATAACTCCGGGATAATAGTACAATGAATCCGGGGATGCGTATGTTTTTACAATTTTATCAAAGTCGCTTCGACCCTTCATTGTGAATCGTGCAGGGTGCGACACTTTTGAAAAACTGCTCCATTTTAGAACTGACCGCTCCATTTCATATACGGTTGCAGCAGTAAAATCATCATTATTTTTTACCAAATAAATGGCAATAATATAAAGGGCTGTAGCTTTTACAGGCGCCACAATTACATTGCCTGGGTGTTGCATGACAAAACTGTAAGCGTATTCTTTTGGCAAGTCATCGAAATTCAAATTTGCGTTTGCACACACTTCCAAAAACATGCTTCTAAAACATTTTCCTGCCGGTTTTTCGACAGGTGAAACTGTATTTTTTGTAGAAAAAACCCAATCTTGAACATCATTTGCAGGATTATAATATACGTTTATCATTGTTCCTTCAACGAATTCTTCGGCAAATTGAACATTTGGAAAGTCGCCGACATTCAGAACATGTCTTGGTTCAGACATTGGCGGAGAGAACCCAATAACTTGTCGGTCTTCATTCAAAACAACAGACCGAAAATGTTTGAAATGGTTTATTTCATTATCAATATTACTTTTACGCACTGTTTTTTTGTCATAATTAACTAAATAATATGATGAATTTGCTGACTGTGTGTTGACAGATACTTTTTTACATTTGACGAATTCATGAACATTCTCTATAATGTCGGGAAAAGAATTCAAATCAAATCGATAATGCGCTCGGGGCGGTTGTTCTTGGTGTAATGACATGTTTTGCTGCTATATTGCTATAATTGCTATATTACTATTAATACTTGTGTATTCTTTATATTCATTAAATAAAATATAAAACATTTAACAACTTTATATACATCCGTAAATTATTAATAGTGTAAAGATTATAGAATTTTCTCTAACTATTATACTATATATATAAATTATATATTCGTATATTTTATTTATGAGTAATACTGAAATAGAAAAAGAAAATTATAAAAATAAATTATTTCTTGGAGATGAGATTAAACTGAATGCAAATGTTCCTGATTCCAAGTTGCAAAACAATGTGTATGAAATCGTATATGTGGATTCCACCTTGTTGAAATTAAATAATAAACAAACACGACAAATAATAAATGTTAAGATTCACAATGATAAGATGCAAAAAATTGAAGAAGAAGAAGTATTAGAAATTCAAATTATTAAAAGGAAAGCCAGCCACAAATATGTAGAACAGTCTGATTTTAAGATTGATATGACGCTATCGATTGAATTATTGCCATTGTCGCCACAATCCTTGGGTAATGATGATGAGTCTCTTTTTATTTCATGTAAAATTGTAGATGTGGATAAAAATCAGGACATCATTGAAGTAAAGCTGTTGCTTGATGATTTGGGCGGGGAAGTGAAAGACGTTGCACAGGATTTTCAAGAGAGCATTTTTATAAATTTTGGCTGTAGCGGTTTGCCTCCGTGGATAAAAAACATTAAAGTTATTGAATTTAGACCCAAAGCGGCAACGACGACAATGAGTAAAGGTCATGAAGACGATATGGGTCTGGGTCTAGGAGAAGAAGAAGAACAGGATTCGGGCATCGACATTGATTTAGCCGATGCGCTTGACGAGGGAAATAAAATATTTGCAAGCATAATGTATGAGGTTCCATCGTCACAGAGAATTGTATCTGAGACAAAACAGTACGACGATTTATTAGAAAATATTATTTCTTCAGTTCCAAAAAACAGGCGAACTGACGCAGAGTTGAATGGGATTCATCGTGGAATTGAGCGTTTTTTTCAGTTGCGGAAAGAGTATTCGCTGTTTGATAAAAATGGCGTTCCAAAAATGCCAAAGGCATTAAGCGAACATGATAAACCGTCTGTAATTCATATTCAAAATTTAGACACGAAATTGCAGTGGGTTTTGCCTGTTGTAGAAAATATTAAAAAGTTGTACGTTGCTGAGGATGATACTATTGGGGTAAACACTGTTAATGCAATATATGACTTTAAAGAGACTATTTTAGAACAGAAAAATGTGTATCCTGACAAAAATTCGCGCCATAATCCAAAGTTGATGGAAGATATGAATTCATATTTGACGCCGTTTGAAAATCCCAAACAAAATCCAGATAACAAGTATATTGTACAAAATAAACCGGTTTCGACAAATATTCTAACGCTTTCAACAAACAATGACACCATTGTATCATCAAAGGTGTCAGGGTCGACCGTTCAGACATACATTGACCGCGCGTACAACCTGGGATTAACAAAACTAGAATTCGAAGACGTTAAATCAAACAACGTAAAACGGGTTGACTCGACACCGAGCGACCCTGCATATATAACATCGTTTATTACGCTGAATAAGGAAGCGGTTGCTTTGACACAGATGGGGTTGCCGGACACTATGCTTGCAGACAGGGTTTTAATGGACTCAATGTATTTAAAAACTTGGTCAAGTATAATGACCGACATTAAATTTAAAGACGATGTTGTAACCGAAGTTATAAATGTAGACAGGGTTGTTGAAGGGAGGGGAAGGGGAGTCGTCGGGGAAGAAGAAGAGCGCTTGGAAGAGTACAAGGGTAGCATAGTATTTTCAGATGTTATGGCATTCACACCGAATGAGTCAATATCAAATTCGACACATAAAATAGGTCAGTTTATTAATTCATTTGTTCCGACCAATGAAGATGCATTTTCAGCAATAGAATCTCGTTTGGGTCGGTGTTTATCCATGCATGAAGTTGTATATGCGCTTCAACCGTTTTTGATATACAATAAAGATTTAACTGAACACCAGTATGATGCAATGCGCGCATTTATTAATAAAAATATTTTTGATTACATGAAGAGGTTGTCTTCATCATCGGTAAAATTTAAAAAGCTTGTTGATAAAAATGCAATTACAAAACTAGATTCATTGGAATTATTTTATGACGCTTTTAACGAAGATGAAGGCAAGCGGGTTCCGATTTCAAAAGAGTTACATAAGAAAATAGTTTTGGCGAATGATGAAACCACATCTCTTGACGAGATTTTCAAACTTTATAAACTAACTGATGATAAACATGGTGGTAGTGGTAGTAGTGGTGGTGATGGGTTTTTGTCGTCTTCAGAAATTTTGAAAATGTTTCTTGATGTTGATTTTGCGCGGTTGTTTATGGACGTAATGGCGGTTGAGAATTCCGATTTGACATCATCTGAGATGGATACCATATTGAAAAGGGAGCAGAAGGATTTGAAGGAAAAAATGATGAAAGATTCGTCTGGGTCAGATTCGAAGACTTGTAAAAAGCGCGAGATTAATTTGAGCAGAGTGTATTTATCGCCGGGCGAGTTGGAATTAGATAGTGGGAAACCGGGAGATGTTTTGTTTGATTCAAAATATGATTCGACAGGCAAGCGCATTGTAAAGGACGGTGATTATGCGGCGTTGAAAATTGTTGATCAGGATGATGGTTCAGTTCGGTACGATTATTATGTTAGAAGAAATAATGAGTGGACTATTGACAAGGACCCCGAGCTTCAAAATGTGCAAGTAGACGATCCGTCATATTTTTGCAACATTCCATCGGAAACAAAACCCAAACCGTTGTGTTTTTCGATAAATCAAAAGTGTCTAGACAAGTCAATGTCTGAATCGTCATTGTTGAATGATTTGACAAGTAAGATTATAAGTGAGTTTGATTCGAGAAGTGAATTTAAGAAAAGGAATATAGATGAGATATTTTTACGAGATTTCAAAAATATAAAACTTCTTTTCAAGTTGAAGTTTTTCGAAATATTAAAGTACAATCAACACAAATATGTGTTGGGACAAGAACATAAAAAAAATGTTTCAACGGTTGTTAGGTCTCCATACCGTGAAATTGTCGATTGTATTTTGGGTATGGATGATATTGGTTCCAAATATCAGTGTATTTTAGATTTGGTTGCCAGCGAGCTGTTTGTTAGAGACGCGCTTCCAGACGAGGATCCTCGCTGGTATTATTGCAAATCGTGTGGTGTTCCCGGTGTTTGTTTGTTGCCGACATTTTTTTATGAGCTTGCCCATAGTTATAATCCGCAAGATCCCAAATCTTCGAAATATATAACAACGCTTTCGCAAATTGAAAGAAAAAATGGGAAACGTGAAGGCAACCAGATTGTTGACAAGTACAGCGGGTATTCAATTTCAAAAATCGCACTAGTTTCAGAAGGTTGGTTGGTTGAAGAAGAGGGCGGCGAGGGAGTTGGTGGAGGTGATTTTACCGAATCTGCACTGCATTTAATTCGCAGTGAAGAAGAGAACGCATCTGATCTTGCAGCGGTCAATTCGGGTGAAATTATCGATGCAACTATAAAATCTGAACGTGTTGAAGAAAAGGACAAGGATGAGGGCAAGGGCGAAGGCGAAGAAGAGGAAGAGGAATACGAAGAAGAAGGAGAGGAAGAACAGGAAGAAGGAGAGGAAGAAGTCGGTCAAGGCGAAAATGAAACAGTTATGAGTTTGAATAGCATTATTAATCATTATGAGAGTTCGCTATCTGTAATTTTTAAAAATAAAGATAAGCGGTTTATAGTGGAAACAATTCAGCTACTTCTTCCTAAAAAAAAAACAAAAGAGCAGTATGAATTGGATAAAAAAACGACAGTCGAATATGAAGCGTATGAAAAAACATATAATCAATATTTAATTTTTTATTCCATGGCAATGATTATAATCGTGATACAGTCGTCCATTCCGCAAATAAAAAGCAAAACAACATTTCCAAACTGTGTTAAGTCGTTCAGCGGCTATCCGTTTTCTTCAGATGAAGGCAATTTATCGTTTGTCATTTACATGGCATGTATATCTCAAAAAGTGAAGAGCGACTATGCTCCTTGGAACTCTATAAAAAAAATTAACCAGGATAAAATGAGAGATACATTATTCAGTCTTATAAAAACGAAAATATTGAACCAGCCGCAAATTCAGTCGCGATTTGATAAGAAGCGCGAATTTGACGCATTGAAAGAACAAAAAAAATCTTCGCATTCAAAAACGGGTATGAAAATTAATGTTGCATCGTCTCATTTTCGTCCGCTATTAGTTGACCCTTCTGCATTTATTACATCGACACCATTGCCTGTTACAAAAACATATTGCGACGACTTGAAACGAAACTTGAAAAATGGAAGTAATTTGCAAACGGAAAAGATATTAGTGTTGCAATCAAAAGTAATACATTTTTCATTGATGATTCAAAAACTTATTCAGGAGGTAATTTCGTCTCAAACGAAAGATCGGTCAAAACTGTTGTCCAAGAATTATATACAGAATGCGTGTTGCAATGAACGCGATGGCGGCAGCGGCAGCGGCAGCGGCGAAGATGTTCATGACAAAAGTGTGTCAACGTTGGATTATATGATAAGTCATGTTCCCAATATAAAAAATTATTGCGACATGGTGGAGTGCACAAGCGCAATCTTGATCGACATTTACAGTCTGAGCGAGGCTTCAACCATGCTGGACCCGAGAGACACGCGAAATAATGTTCCAGACCTTCCTACGAATTTCGATGAATTCACAATATACAATGCATTCATGACGTACTGCAACTATGGAAATGCAAAAGGAGGCGCTGGTAGTAGCGTGGGCGTCGGCACCACTTCGTTATCTAGCGACATTCACAAAATTTGTAAGTTTAAAAACACACTTGGAGAGAATCGAGACATTTTTAATATTTTTAAAAATTCGCAAAATTCGGATATGAGTCACGCTGATAAAATAAAGTTGATTGATAAAATTAAAAATGAATTCAACCTGGACTACACAACCAAGGATTTGCAGCATTTATTACAGCTGGTAAATGGTCAAACAATGAAACCAATGAATGAATATCAAGCCGGTGTGGGAACGTATAATGAAAATTTGAATCGCATTTTATCAAAGGCGATTGATGACTTTAAAATGAAACCAAAGGCAAAAGAGTCCAAAATGTCCGCAATGTCGGCATCAATGCTGCTTCCTGAAGACTTTATAGTCGCATTGAAGAAATTTAATGAGAATCGCACACAAACATTGATGAGAGAATTGCAAATAATAATTGAAAAAAATGTAATATTATTGAATGAAAAGTGTGAAAAGTATTTGAATTTCAACACAAGTTCCAAGAGTGTCACGTTTCGAAATGCAATATTTCGAACAGCCGAAGATATAGAAAAAGGAATTTTCAAGAATGGGGGTATAATGCTTTTCAACAAGATGGAAAATACACTATTAAACGGTGAAAATAATTCGTTGGAAGTGTCTATGGAATTTGTGAGAAATGCAATTAAAAACATGACACAGGTTTATCCCAATATTATACTCTCTCAAGTTTCCGCGATGGAATCTTTGCCGCCATACATTTCTGGTCAACTTTCTAGTGGCGATTCTAATTCAATAATAAAATTTTCAAACGAGAGAATAACAAATAAATTGAACAACTTTTATAAAATAGGAAATAAAAAACCAATCGATATAATTTTAAAAAATGCGCAGACATCTACATTATTTTTGAATGAAGTTGTGAAAAACACGCCTATTTTTAGTGATGCAAAGCACATGACTGTTTTATTATACGAGTATTATTTTCTTCTTGCGGTTGATTCATATATACATTTTTCAGAGATTGCAAAACAAAAACAGTTGTCACAGGTAAAAACGAAATCGGGAAAATCGGTAGTTGACATTCAAAAGGAGATTTCCAGAATACTAGAAACTTATTTTAATTTAATAGTCGAAGATAAAAAGCTTGTAAATAAGGACATTGAAAACATTCGTGAAAATTATTTGCGTGCAATTGACGAAGAGAGAGATGACATTGTTCAAAATGTTGAAAAGATGTCGGAAGACCAGAAACAAATTTATTTGAATCATAAAAAATACAAGATGGGGACACAGTCCATTGGGAAAAACACAGGTCTGCGAATATACAACCCTGATTTTGAAACGGAAGAATTAGCGCGTATTGAGAGAATTAATGGTCGGAAAAAAGAAAGAGGCTTACTTCCGGTATCAGATGACCCTGAAGCGCTGGCTCGCGAGGATGCGGTGGAAGATGAGGGAGATGCGCCCAACGTTGATGCGGATGATGTCATGAATGAAACACAAGAAGACGACGGTCAAGAAGAATATGCAAACTCTGCAGCCATGTATCCCGACAGTTATCAAGATGAGGGTGCTGAAGAAATGCGAGAAGAAGAAGAATAGTTTATAATATAATATTAATCAATATTCAGCATTATTATATAATTATATTTTATGTAATTATATTATATAAAATGTCATTTTTTAAAAGTAAAGAAGATTTAGATCGTAAAAGAAGAGAGAGGCAGGCGAAAGAAGCTGAAGAAGCTCTAGGAAAAATTGAAATTCCCATACTTATGGATCATAATTATGACGATCTTGTAGCAGCAGACG